TCTACATCGAGTTTCTTAAAGAGCTCGGTCAGGCCAACGGTACTAGCGGCAACTACATCTACGACTTCACAGGCTTCAACGCCGTCGTGATGAACTACAACGAGAACCTCACCGCAGAGGGTCTCACCGAGGTCTCCTTCGACCTGATGTCCCGCGGTCGCCCCGTATTCGGCCGCTACGACGCTGGTGCTACCCCCCTGGCCTTCGGTGGCGTGCAGTCGAGCCTGCTGTTCACCTCTGCTACCTCCGGCACCCGCCGGTATGCGGTTGTACCGGCTAACAACGCTTCCGCTGTGGTTGTAGGCAACGACCTCACCGTCACTTACACCAGCGATGGCACCGCGGCTCTGACTCAGCTCTTCCTGGGTCAAACCGATGGTGGCGGCTTCCGCCTCGAGGTCGCCTCTAGCGGCGCTCTTGTTCCTGCTGCGGTCTCTCTGGCAAGCAACGTCGTTACCATCAACCCCTCTGCCAACCTGGCTAGCAACACCATCTACCGCCTCCGCGTTGCTGACGGTGCCATCAAACAGGCCCTCGACAACAGCGGTAATCCCTCTGCTACCGGTGTTCTGTTCCCCCTCCAAGGTTTCGAGACCCTCTTCCGTACGGCCTAAGGGTCAGACTGAGCTCGAGCCAACTCCTCAGCCCCGCCACCGCGGGGCTTTTTTGTACCTACAGCAATGCAACACGACCTCTTAATGGACGCAGCCCACATGGTGTATGCAGTGAACTGCCAAGTACAAGGCGACACCCTTCACTGCGGCGCCTTGTACCTGGAGCCCCTGATCCCGTTCAAATCTATACGCTTAGCGTATGAGGCTGCTAGCGTGATGGTTGAACTACCTGACGAGCTCGTAAACCAAGTTGAGCCTTTCAGGTCTTGGTCCATCGATCTCCCCATCGCTGATGTCTAAGTACGCGTCGCTCCTGTTCTCCCCCGAGGAGTATCACGAGATCGGACCTTTCCGTTTCCCCGTTTACCACGACCTTGTACCAGGTGAAGCTAAGGGCATTGAAACGCTAAGCCGTAAGCAATCTAAGTCGACATTCCGCTCTATTAAGCTTGCGCAACGCATTGCTAAAGACAAAGGCATAACAACCAAAGAAGCTATTGACCTACTCGGCAGCTCCGCCGAAGAGAACCAAGAGCTGCTCTACGACTACGCTGCTGACCTAGAAGAGCTGCAGCGTGACTCCGTCGGCGCTGTCGAACAGCAGATCGCCTTCGTCACGCTCTTCATGCAGTACCGCGGAGAAGCCAAGCTGCCCCGAGCCAAGGACTGGCAAAAGCTCGAGGACTGGACCGAGGCCGACACTGAAGCCATCCCCACTCGCCTGATGGAGCAGATCTTCGAGCTCCTCACCTGGGAACGCGACGGCTGGCCCACCCCTGCTGAGGGAAACGAACCGGAAGCGGAGCCCGAATTCAGCCCTCCCCCGAGCAAAGCCTGAAAAACGCTGAGGACACGCTCCGCGCACCCTTAGCCGACTGGGACCAGATTTACTTTCGAGTGCGATCGTCTCCAGTCGGCGGCGACTTCACCCCGGAGCGTTTTCTCCGCACGCCAATCAGCACAATCCGCTGGCTGCTGCGCCAAATCGACGACCTCGACCGAGGCCGCGCTAACACCGCCAGCGTCAGCACCGCACGTCTGACTGCTGTACTGATCCAGATTGCGCACGGTTTCTCCGGCTCCAAGCGAGCCGCCCCAAAGGTGCATCCCCGCGACTTCTTGCCTTTCCCCGACTGGAAGCCCGCATCCGAGGTGGCCGACGGCCCCGACGCACCCACTAAGTTCATTCTCTCCGAGCTCGTGCGCACACGCCGCATGCCGTTGCACGTCTACGCCGCGCTTGCGACCGCAGCCACGGGCCAGACCTAACATACGAGTAGCGCATATCGGCCCGTGTCTGACTTTCGGCTCAACGTAATAGCTGAAACTCAGGCCGCTGAGCGAAAACTGCAGCAGGTAGATAAACTCGCTACTGCGGCTACGAAGTCGCGTAAATTCAGTATTGACTTGAGAAGTCTAAACAAAGACTTTTCAAACATACAGAACGATATTAAGGCAGCCAGCAACAACATACGTACCTTTTACTCCATCAGTAAGAATATACCTGGAGTAGGGGATAAAGTCCGCGAGTTTGAGAGCCTAGCTAAGACCACTGCAGCCACAGCAAAACAGCAGTTCCAGTTCGGCGCAGCGCTTAAGGAAAGCGCGCAGGCAGGAAGCATTCTCTCGCGCTCACTCACTGTCGCCGGCACCGTCGGTGGCCGCCTTATCGATGTACTCGCCAAGGTCGGATTCGCCACCTTCGCCCTCAAAGAGGCCGTCGGCGTCGTCCAAGCTGCATGGAACAGTTTCTTTAACAACACCATCGGCCGCGAGATCAAGCTCCGCGAGACGATCCTCAAGACTCAAACGACGCTCGCGTCTACAAACCGAGTCTTTGCCGATGGCAAGGAGATCACCGATCCATACCAGAAGATCGTCTCACTGACCGGCGCCGTAGCAGAGCGTATCGATTCCATCCGAGAACGGTCCATCGCCCTGGCTGGCGTCACCTCTAACGACGTCATCGAGGTCTTTGGCATTGTCGCCTCCCAAGTTGGGCAAATCGGTGGCGGGCTCAAGGACGCAGAAGACCTCGCTATCAGCTTTTCTGCAGCTCTCGGCACCTTCGGGCTACCACTGGAACAGGCCCGCCAAGAAATTGGATCGATTCTTCGGGGGGACGTAGGACCAGATTCATATCTTGCTCAGGCACTCGGGATTAGTAGTGCAGACATTGCGCGCGCGAAAACCGAGGTCGGAGGCGTTGTTAAGTTTCTAGAAACGAAACTTGCGGCTTCTGTAGCTGGGCAGGCCATAGCCGCTCAGGGCTTCGCCGGTGTCATCTCCAACATCGCTGACCTCGGTGAACTCATCGGCCAGAACTTCGGCCGAGGCCTTCTCGACCCCCTGCTTGGAGGCCTGACCAGTGTCTTCGAGACCCTGTTCAAGATCCGCACCCAGATCTTCGCCATCGCCGAGGGCGCCGGCCAAGCCATCGGCCGCGCCGGACAGCTCGTCGTTGGTCTCACCGCCGGCCGCACTGGAATCGGCGCCGGCGACCCCTCCCGCGCCGCCTCTGCCGCTGCCTCCGTCGCGCAGCAAGGCTTCAATCAGATCGAGCTCGTCGCTCAACGCACCGTCGGTGCCCTCACGCAGGCCATCGAAGCGTTGAAGCCCACCGCGCTGATCCTGGTCGATGCCTTCCGCAACATCGCCGAGGCCTTTGTCCGCATCAAGGTCGGCACCTTCGAGGCTCTCGCCTCCGCCCTGGCCAACATCGCCACCGTCGTCGGCGCTATTTCGCAGCCTCTGGCGGGCCTCTTCAACCTCTACTCGCGCTTCCTCAACACCCCCGCCGTCCAGTACTTCTCCGAGGTCGCCGCAGTACTCGGTCTCCTCAAGCGCGTCGGGCTCGACGCCGCTACACAGCTCGTACTCTTCGGCCGCTTCATCGTCGGCGCAGTCATCCCCGCCATCGGCGGCCTCGGCACAGCTCTCGCCGGCCTGGTCGGTGCCATCGCCGCAGTTGTCCTGGCCGTCGGCAAACTGATCGTCCTCTTCGCCGGTCTGGCCACAGCGCTCGTAGGCCCAGCCGCCGCTATCCCCGCTCTGGCAGCCGGCCTCAAGGCGCTATCAGTTGAGCTGCTCACCGTAGGCAAGCAAGCTGTCACATCAGGTGCACAACTGAACGGCCTCGCTGCTGGCTTCCGCGGCCTCGGTGCTGGTGCAAAAGCCGCCGGCGCATCAATCCTGGCTTCCTTGGGCTGGATCGCCGTCATTCAGATCGGTATTGCTGCTGTAATCGATGCCTTCGGTCGCTTCCAGCGTGCACAAGAGGATCAACAGTCAAACGCCCGTGCTGCTGAAGCCCTCCGTCGCCTCCAAACAACGTACAAAGATGTAGGCGATTCAGCTGACAGTGCCACTAAAGCTGCTCGCGACTTTGAGCAGGCTATCGTCAACGCCAACTACAGCCGCAACCTTGATCAGCTAGAAGAAGTACGCAAGAAAATCAACCAGATTCGCTACGAACTCAAACCCGGTATCCAAAGCTGGGGCGAATTCTGGGACGCACTCTCTGGCTCCGAGGTCGGCCGTTTCGAGGAACGTTCTCGTCAAGTACTCGGTGGCCTGCTAAAAGAGGAAGCCAAGATCAAAGCCGAGCTACGGGGTGTAGACGCCCAACGCAACCGAGAGCAAGCGATCAAGGACATCCAGCTCCAAGCGCAGAACCGCACCAACCTCGAGCGCGAGATCGCTGACCTGCGCCGCCAGCTCGAGAACGACCTATTCCAGCAGCGCGAAGCCTTAGCGCAGAAGGAAGTCGACATCTTCCGTGCCGCCGGCGAGCTGCGCATCAAGCAGATCGAGCGAGCCAACGCCAAACTCATCGAGGGCGAAGAAGGCGCCTCCCGCGCCGCCCTCGAGGCTCTCAACAACTACATTGCCACCCGCGAGCGCGGCGAACTCGAGATCGAAGCCGCCAAGCAGACCATTGCCATTGAGGTCACCAACCTCGAGAAGGCAATCAGCGACTACCGCTACGACACCGAGAAGAAGATCGCCGAGCTCCGCAAAAAGTCCGCGGACTACGAGCGCGATTCAGCTGACGCTCGGCGCCGAGCAGGCGTCGCCGGACCCCCCGCACCTACAGGACCGAGCGGAGCACTCAGTCAGCTCATCGGCGGCCACGAAAGCTACGGAGGAAACTACGGAGCGTTCAACCGAGGCGGTAGCAATCAGGGACATACAGCGCATGGCAGCGGTATAGATCCAAACCTAGTCAATATGACGATCGCTGAGATTCAGCGAAGGCAACTAGCGCCCAATGTTCCACGCAATCAACAGCTACATGCTGTTGGTAAATATCAAATTATTGGCTCTACTCTTCGCTCTTTAATGAGCGGAGGCTATGGCCCCACTGGTGTTTCTCCCTCAGACAAGTTCAGCCCAGCAGTACAGGAGAAACTGTTTGAAGCCCTGGCTCGTAATCGTGTTGTCCCCGGCGACATCGCAGCCACCGAGCGCGGACTCAAACAGGAGTGGATCGGACTCCAATATGCAAATCCGGGCAAGCTTCGCGCCGCAACACAGCAACTGATGGGAGGCGGCGCAGGTGCTGCTGCTGCTGCTGCCCCTCCTACAGCTGCCCCTGCTGGCGGCAGCGAATTACCCGATGCATCCGCTGCGGCTGACAACTACGCCACTGCTGTTCGCAGCCTTGCAGGCGCAATGGAGCGCCTCCGCTCACTACAGGCAGCGATTACAGAGGCCAACACAGCGGAAGCTTTCGACGAGATCGCAAAAGCCGCCTTCCCTCAGGTCGCAATCGAGCAGTACCAAGACCAGCTCCTCGAACTGCAGGCCAACTACGACGCTCTCACACGTAGTGACTCGACAACCTTTAGCCCCGAGCGCGCCGCTCTCGAATCCAACCTGTTTGCCCAGCGCGCTACTGCTGCGCGTGAGCTCCAACAGATCCTCGACGGTATTGCTAAACAGACGAAGCTGAATGACACGGAGAGAACACGCGCTATCGAAGCGGTCAACACGAAGCATGCACAGTATCTACGTGGGCTGGATCAAGAAGCGCTACTCAAACAACGCATTCTGTCTACTGAACAAGCCACAAACTTCATTCAACAAACGCGTGATCAGGCTCGCAGTATTTACGAGGATATCGAAGCACTTAAACTACGTAACAGCTTGCAAGCAGAAGGTGTCGCACCCGAGTTCATCGCAGCCGAAATAGCCAAGTTAGATATTCAACGTGAAGTAAACCGCCTCACAACGGAACTCAGCGCACGACTGACCATCGTGCTCGCGCTCCGAGACGAACTCCAGCAAAAGATCGCAGCGACTTCGGGTACCGAAAAAGCCGAGCTAGAGAAACAGCTCGCTGCTGCGCTCGCCACCATTGAGCGCTTGCGTAAGCAGATCGAAGGTGTCGGAGCAGCCGGCCGTGCCGGTGCAGGAGCCGAAGACGCCCGCGCGAAAGCCGCCACCGAGCCCGGCACGCGCATACGGGGCTTCATTGGTGATGCACAACGACAGCTAGAAGATCTCGAAGGTGTCGCTATTACTGTTTCTCAAGGCATCGGAGATGCCGTCGGTAATGCATTAACAAACGGTATAACTGGACTCATCGAAGGCACGACAACAGCAAAAGAAGTATTCTCCAGCTTCTTAAAGGACATAGGTCAAATCTTAATGCAAGAAGCTGCCAAAATGATTGCTACGTATATAGAAATCGGTATTGCTAAGCAGTTTGCTGGATTGATTGGTAGAGGTGCAGGTGGAGCTAAACCACCACTCCCAGGTTCATTCCCCCTGATGGCTGCTAAGGGTGCCTACTTCGACGGGGGCACCGCTTACTTCGCCAAGGGTGGGGTTGTATCTTCTCCGACCTTATTCCAGTTCGCTGATGGGGGTGCGGTGCAGGCCGGGCTAATGGGCGAGGCCGGCCCGGAAGCAATCATGCCGCTCAAGCGCGGACCTGACGGCAAACTCGGTGTTGCTGCTCAACTGGATGGGGCTATGGGTAGATACCGCCGGTCTCCAGGTTCTGCTAGCGGTTCAGTAGGCGGAGACACCACCGAGGCCGGCGGGGGAGCAGGTATCGCCTCAACAGCGCCTATCGACGTCCGTTACAGCGTGGAACGCATCAACAATGTGGACTACGTTACGGCTGACCAGTTCAGAGCCGGCATGGCACAAGCTGCCCAACAAGGCGCCATCCAAGGTGAACGCCGCGCCATGCGCAGCCTGAAAAACAGCGCCGCCACCCGCCGTTCTGTTGGAGTCTGATGGAATACGCCTACGGCCACCTGCTCGACATCGGCCCCAGCGGCCAAGCAGCCCAGTACCGCTTCCAAAACTACGCGATCAACCAGAACGTAGACGGTTACTTGTTTCTGCCGTTCAGCTTTGGTGGAGCGGTGGCCACACTTCAAGGCGACAACCTCGACGCGACGCTTCAGTTCGCCAATATCGAGATGACACGCGCCTGGATCGTTGACGCCCTCGATAACCTGTGGGTTGCCAAGGTCACCACGGTGCTCTGGGAACCCTCCACTGGAGCAGTCCAGCGCACCCTTTACAACTATTGGGGCACCTGTTCCAGTGGCGGCTGGGATGAGGTCAACATCCAAGTCAGCCTGAACTCAGTGCTGGACGCGGTTCAAACCAACATCCCAGGTCGCCGCCTTCATCGCTGGCAGGTCGGCAGCATCCCGTTCACAGCCCAAGTCCGTGTGTGAGCACCTGATCGGACGCAGCTACGAATACGGCGGCAACGACTGCATCCACTTAGTCGTGGATGCCCTGAAGGCACTAGGCAAAAATCCACCGGAGGTTGCAGAGCACTGGTACGCCTTGACTCCGCGCGGTATATTGCGTGAGCTGGCGCTGTATTGCGACACCATAGACGTGCCCGCCTACGATGGTGACATCATTCTGTTTGGCGCTAAGCCACCTGAATTCGGAGTCCAATGGCAGAGTGGCATCCTATTCATAAACCCCTTAATTTCCGCAGTGGACTGGAAACCGGTGGGCAGTCTTATGATCCGCCGCTCCTACCGTATGAAATTGCGCTAATTGAAGCGCTTGGTTGCAGCGAATATGAGTATAAAACTTTTGTCCGTTATGCCGTACAGCGCACATATGTGCGCCCTGCTGAATACGAGCACATACCTGATATCCAGGCAATTCTTCCTGCTGTAGGTTTTGGCGCTGCTGCGGTATTTGGCGGGAGTGCAGCAGCCAAAAGTGCAGCAGCAATTATTGCAACTAACATTGCAATCGGCTTAGCGCTTACAGCAGTAAGTCTTTTGCTAGCACCAAAAGCTCCAGCTCTTGAAACACCCGCCAAAATTCGCGGCAAAAAGCTTGCTGATCAGATTGGCCCCACTCGTTTCAATCAAGCAACAAGCTTCGATAACGTCAGCAGCCTCGCCGAATACGGCCAGCCAATCCCCATCCCGTTTGGCAAGCGAGGCACTGGCGCTGACGGCGCTTTAACCGGCGGTCTGATTCTTGCGCCTGCACTGGTGTGGAGCCGCATCTACAGCTACGGCAGTTACCAAGCGTTTGAAGGCATCTACGTCGCTGGCGAGTACGGCAGTGAGGCCCCCCAACTTGGCGGCATCCGCGTTGGCACCACAGCGCTGAACAGCCTCGGCAACCGCGACTATGCAGTGTTCTGGTCAAGCCAGTTAGGCGAAAATAGACCAAGGACAGCACGCTTAGTCGCTGGCACCCACATAGAAGGGGACGGCACCACCGGCACCGTTGGCCGCCAGATTTTTACCGCTCCAACCGAGGACGGACAGTTCAGCCAGGGATTTTCCATGGCTTACACCCCTCAAGCGGATACGTCGTTTGGAACAGCTGAGCCAATCCACAACGGCACGGCCTTCCGCTTCAACTGGGAAATCATCTCGGCGCCTTATGCAGCAACTGAAGGCCCGGACAATAAAGACGCACGCCTAGAAACTCAAGCCCGCCGCCGCAAGATCGCTGGTTCCGATGCTGATGTTCTG